GGGGGCGAGGATGGAAATTGTGACTCCCGGAGGTTGCTCATGTCGTCTTCGTGGATCTGGAAACTTCCAATCGGCAAATTTTGTGACGTTTCCAAACGCACATACCAGAGCTCTCGGATCAAGTTTTTGCATTTTAGCAAAAAAGTCCTCTTTGTCCACAGCATCCGTAATCTCAGCGAAATTCCGCTTAGAAGCTCCGTTGCCTCTTCGGCGATCTCCGATTGGTCCCTTTGGACGTGTTGATTCGTCGAAGTCGTCGTGAACCACGTTTCCATCTTTGATTGCGTAGGAGAAAGCTCGGTGCGGAGTTCGTGATACAGGGTTGCAGTTCGGATGGTGGCGTCCCACATCCCATCGAGTTGCTCCTGTCCAGTCTCGAATGCGGAGATAGTCGACGAAAGCATGGAAATGAGTTCCCCCATCAGCATGCTGCTCTCTGCCGATGACGCACAAACCGCCGTCATGGTGAACGCAGTCCACAATCCCCTGAGGATCGAATCCTGCATCTGTCTGACTGTAGGTGAGAATGCAGTATCGCGAACGGAAACGAAAGCGTTGCACAGGCTGCGGTGTTGCTCTCGGCGTATCCTCGACTCCGAGTGAGATAGAGTCGTCGACCAGATCGGGAGAGGCATTTGGAGTTGGTGACCAGGGGTACTCTGGAGACTGGGCACGTGAAACGAACAGTGACATGTTGAAAAAGGGAAGACACCACGAAGTGTTAAGATTCTGTCTTCCCTTATACTTCACTGGTGTGGGTGGTGTGGTCCGAGCTTGTTGTTGCCTAGACTTGGCATGACTCATAAGACGCGCCTCGCGCCCCACTTTCATCTATTCCACACACACCGTTATGGGCGATCGTCGATTGTGGCCAGCCAACGATTTCCTGCGCCTCTCTGTTTGCGACGTCTGCCTTGGTTCACCGCCCTCTTTTCCGATAGTCTGTGCGCATTGCTCCAATCATGGCGTACAGACGAAGCGGTGGGTACCGGACCCGCCGCAAGAGTTACCGAAAACGGACGCCTCGAAAATATGCCCGTGCCTATCGGCGTGGGACGAGGAGCTCAAGAAAGTCGTATGCGCGCACTGGCCGAAACTTCAAACGCCGGGTAATGGCAATAAGCCAGGTTAAAAAGCGGGACACCATGCTAGCGGCCAATGCCGCCGGCGATACGAGCAACGCATCGGCGATCTTGGTCAACGGTGACGAGGTCGTCATGAATCTGTGGGCCCCGCTCACTCGTAATTTCGAGGAAACGGAGAATTCCCCCGCCGATCGCAACGCGACCAAGGTTTTCTTTGTTGGAATCAAGGAATCCCTGTACATGTTCGCGAATACGCCCTTCATTTGGCGTCGCGTTGTGTTCTGGTCTTTCAACCGTTACCTGTTTGCCGAGTCTGTTGAGAACACCGATGGGACACGGTATCGACGATCGGAGCCCTTCACCCCTACCACCCATCCCGAGCTTGTCGAGGAGTTGTTCGAGGGTACTCTCGATGTGGACTGGCAGCGTCGTACCTTGTTTGATGCCAAAATCGACCGGGGTAAAATCAAGGTCGTGTCAGACCGACGGAGGATTATCAATCCGGGTATGGAGCGCGGTGCAATGCGCGATATGAAGCTTTGGACTTCTGTCCGGCGTCAAGTCATCTATGATGATGACGAGTTTGGGCGCGACATCGCCTCTTCTGTTTGGTCTGCTCAGACCCCAGGTTCGATGGGCAATCTCTATGTGTTGGACTTGTTTTCAATTCCCATTGGTTCAGTGGCAGTCGGGCCGGAGGCCGGCAATGTCAGGTACAACAGTACGACGGTTTACTGGAGGGAGAATTCATGAGATCCATGCGAGAGGCTCGCCTATGTACAGAATGTCTGCGTTTCCTTCGAGCCAATCCACATCCACTCCCGGCGCAAGGCGCGGGTCTGTGTTCATCAACCAAATGACGGGCTTGCCCCAGTCAACCTCGACGTGACGCTTGTACTTTCCAGTAACTGTGAAATGTCCCTGCGCACCAATCCAAGCCTTGTAGTTGACAAATTGAAATCCACCTTGCATGTCGTCAAACACGGCATACTCCACTTCAGGCGCAATGTTGTCCATGTTGAATAGACTGTGGAAATATGCGTGATCACCAATCGATCGGGCCCACAGGGTTTTCCCCATTCTCGTCGGCCCCCACAAAACTAGGCTCCGGGGCCTGCTCGTTAGAGTCAGCACAGAACATGAAAACAAGGGGCCGCGCAAGCGGTCCCTCTCCGTTACCGGCCAACGGCCGGCCCAGGGTATCTCACCTACCAGGTTTTCCCAGTCGTCCTCCGAATTCTCGAACCAAGCTGGGGGCGAGGATGGAAATTGTGACTCCCGGAGGTTGCTCATGTCGTCTTCGTGGATCTGGAAACTTCCAATCGGCAAATTTTGTGACGTTTCCAAACGCACATACCAGAGCTCTCGGATCAAGTTTT